CAGGAGAGAGTTGAAGCGGCTAATGGATTTGGCTGCTCAGGAAATGTGGGAACGTCGCTGGGATAACGAATCTGCTAAGTTAAAGCAGGAGGTGAAAGCCGCCGCTAAAGCTAAAACAGGTGAGAAGTCCAAGAAGAAGGTTGTTGCGCAAGAAAGTGTGATTGCTGACTTGAACGAGTTGGTTGAGAACATGAAGAATTCGTTGCAAAAACAAACGCAAGAATTGCAGAGAATGAGCCGAGTACGACAGGATTTGAGTGATGCTCATGATGAGCTTGCTCGGGCTAAAGATGCTTGGAAGAAGACTCATCCCGATGCTGCCCTTTGGGATGCTAAGGATGCTCTGTACAAGATCCAGCGAGAATTCGATCGCTTGCAGGGTCAAGACGTTTGGAGTGACGTTAGTATTAAAAATCGCGCGATTAAATCCGGATTTAAGGCGAAAGAGACGAAAGACGGAACTGTGTTTGAAGCGGCGCCTGTGGCGACCAGCGTTTTGTGCAAGGGGTGTAACAAACCCATAGACGCTGTCAATGCCTATTGCGCTGATTGCCGCAAAGCACGTTCTGACAAGAAGAAGAAACTCACTGCAGCTCTGAAGAAGAAAGAAAAAACCGATTTAGGGACCACTCAAGAAGCTCTTCAGTTGAATTCGACCCTACACAAGCCCCTGTACGATGGGAATATTGTGAAAATGGTTGGAAAGATTGGGAGTGATACTGAAACTATGCATTTCAAGAACGGCTTCTGTGTGAACGGGAGCTTGGTCTCGTGTTTTCACGGACCTAACCGTAGCTTGGACGTAAATAGTCCCTCGATTGGTCATCATGGCTTGAAGGACGAGACCGGTCAGAAAATCCCTGGTCAAGACGGGGTGATTTTGGTCGCGCCAAAGTCTTCAGTTATTGAGAAACCGAAAGTGCGTCGCCCTCGGAAGGGAGAGAAGGTTTATCTAGCGTACTTTGCTGGACCGAGTGAAAACTTCCTTTCTCGTGCATCTGAGGGTATAATTCAGGACACTGGTGATATAGTCGCCCGGACTACAGGCATCCATACACTGTCAACGGTGCAGGGAGCTTCTGGGTGTCCAATTTTTGCTAGTTCTGACGGCGCTCTAGTTGGTATTCATACCGGAGCTGAACAGGGGGTTAACCGTTTCGTTCCCCTTGACCACAACTCGTTTGGGACGAGTGATGACGGGAAGCCTATTCCTTGGCCTGCGCGGCCGGGAAACTAGATGTCCCCTTCATGGATGTAAACAACTTCCAGTTCACTCGCACACAGTGGAGTGAATGGGGGCTGCGTGAAGCGGCTTCCAAAGTAGTGGAAGTCTATGAAGGGGGAGAGGGGATATCACGAACTCGGGCGATCGCCCGGGAGCTCTGTGGTCCTCACTTCTCAGTGCTTGCTCGTTTAACGCCCGTTCCTAACAGGGGCAAACCTAAAAGAAAGGTGGATAGCGAAGTATTGCAGACAGCGATTCAGTACTGCTGGTCGATGGATGACTTTGAAGGGTATGATCTTGGATACGCGGGACTCTTTGTTGAGAACCCTTGGCGTTCCCTCGCCAAATACGCTCACGTGTGGGGCTATCCGGATGACGAAGTTATGAAAGCGGCCAGATTGTGGGTGTACGACGACGAGAAACCGTTCTTGGCGGACATTGGTGTCTCCTCTCACGAGGAGGCTATCAGTGCCTTGGACGGTAGAAAGTCGCCTGGCGCCCCATGGAATAGAATCTATCGCAATACGAAGGACATGCTCGAAAGAGAGCCAAAGCACATGGAGAGAGTCTGGGACTTAACTGGCCGAGATGATCGCTATGTGTATCTGTGGGTGAATAGCGAAAAAGAAGAGCTTAGGGCGGCTGAGAAATTGGCCGACCGAAAGATCCGAACGTTTGTTGCTAGCTCTAAGGAAATGGTTTATGTGTCACGGAGATTATTTGGACGCGGTTATGAGGCTTGGATAGATGCTCATCGCGAACTCAACCACGGAATCGGCTTTAACAAGTTTGATGGTGGGTGGGACGTGTTGGCTCGCAAGATGATGACCCATCCCTTCAGCTTTGGTGCTGATGTTGATGGTCGTGACGGAAGTGTGTCTTTGGAAGACGTCGCTTATTTCACTAAACTAGAGTGGTTGTTCCTGCCCAAGGAGGATCAAACTGTTCAGAATCGCCGCAGGTTTAATACGATTCTTCGGAACCGTTGCTTTTCCCTCGTGGTTGATCCTGACGGATTCGTGTGGAGAGTCGTAGGTGGGATAAAGTCTGGCGATCCGAAGACCATCCAACTCAACACTTGGAAGACGCGTAGTGAGTTCTATTACGCCTGGATGAAACTGGTTGGAAACGACCGAGAATATTTCAGGAAACACTGCGTTTTTGACATTACAGGTGATGATGTTTGGTGGTCCGTGTCTGAGGAGGTGGTTGGGAGATTCAACTTCACCACCGTCTCGGAACTGATTCGCAGGGATTGTAACGTCGTCTGGTCAACGGACTGCGAATTCCCCCGCTCCGCACAGTATGTGCCATATTTGTCGAACTACAGCATTATTTCGAATGGTTTGTGGGTACCACGTCCTGTTAGTGCTAAGACCATGAATGGATGGTTGAAAGCTACGAAACAGGATACGCCTGCTATGTCGCTCGTGCGGTCCTGGGCAGCTTATCGTGAGCTGTACTGGAACCCCGAGTGGCGCCATAAGATACGATTGCATATACGTCGTTTGATGACGCGCTACAGCCGTCGGCTACGGGATGATCCCGATTGGAATCTTGCCCTGACATCTGCGACTACGGAAGCTGAGGTAGAACATCTGTGGGGTGTGGACCGTAAGTGATTGGCCTCATAAAAGATTTACTTGGCTAACGTGGTAGTGGGAAAATGGGTAAGAAGACCGAAAAGAAGATTGGCCCTATGACTAAAGAAGAGTCAGAGAAGAAAGCTCAAAGGAAAGCTGCTAAAAAGGTGCGTCGTGTTGCCCAAAAGGGCAAGAAAGCCGTGAAAGTTGCGTCGGCGCCGATTAATGACAAAGTCAAGAAAGGCGGTGCGCAGCTCTATTCTGCTCCAGTAGCAGTCGGAGGTTCAGTTAAAAGCTACTTCCGAATGGCCAACTTGCCGGGCTCGGGAGGCATGGGTATCCGAGCGCAGGGGTGTGATTTCCTGACAACCGTTACTGTACCTACCAGTGCAGTGGCGGGTCAAGTTCAGTGGAACATGCCCATGAATCCGACAGCTCTTGTCGGAACGCGCTTGGCAACCATGGCTGGCCTGTACGAAAAGTATCGATTCAATCGGTTCATTGTGCGGGCCATTCCCCAAAATTCGACTTCCTATAGCGGTGGTTACGGTCTGGCATATGACCGGGATCCCACTGATGCGACGCCTCCAAGCGGAGATGAGGGTATTCGCCAATTCATGGCGATGCCTAGCACACAGATTGCAAACGCTTGGGCGCCGTTAACGTTGGATTGCAAGATGATGTCCCCGGAAACGTGTTATTTCACTAATATTACGTCAGGGTCAGATGAGCGGCTTGTCGATCAAGGACAGCTGTACTTCTTTGCAACCGGTACACCAACTCAGGCTCTTACGTTCTTTTTGGAGGTGGAGTTCGACATCTCAATGTGGGTGCCAGAGATCGGTCCCTCTTTAACTAGTGGTACCGTCAAAATCTCTGCGCCCTCTGCGAGTGCTCCGAGTTTCCCCGTCCTACCGACCAATTTGCTAAACATCTTCCAGACAGGGTATTCTACCTGGGCCGCGCCATCCTTTAATGGATCGGTGGGGCCTTTAGGTCAGTTGCTCTATGCGTTGATTCCGTCCGGTTCACTGGGCACTGGATCAAACTATGGCATTCGATTGCCAGGTGGGATATGGCAGATTGCTCGCACGTTGCATGCGACGGGCGATACGTCAACTGGATGGGGTGCTGGTGCGGGCTTTGGTGCCCCACAGTTCCAGGCCGACAACCCGAAAGAACAATCTGAGTTTCTCTACTCTAATCAATCGTTGTGGAACACTCTCTCTAGCGTAACAGTTGGAGGGACGTATAACATCAGTCGCGATGACGACATCCTCGTTCCCCCTAGCGGGGGTTGGTTGGCGTTGGGGCAGAATGCAATTACGACGGCCGCTAATACCGGTACGACAGCTGCATCTCTGTTCCTGAGCATACTACCAACGAGGACGCAACCGGCGTGGGCTGCTGCTCTCGGAAAGACAGGTAAGTTTCGAACGCCCTTAATTGAGCAATTGAAGCCGAAGGTTCGAGAGTGGAACGAAAAGATGGAGGAGAATGCCAGACTTGACGGATTGATTGAGGAGAGGGAAATGGGGCACTTGATTGCTGCACCGATTCCTTCCGCGAAATTTCCGTCGAGCCTAACTCTTACTCGACCTAAGTGAGAGGGCTAGTCTTAATGCTGAGAGGGGGGACTCCCAGAAAGGGAGTTTAATTTGAGCTTGACCAGGTACGCCTCGGCTTGTGTTCAACCCAGATTTGGAATCAACCCTATCTCGGTATAAAAACGTGTGAATAACGCCTGAAAAAGAGAGGCGGTTGGCTATTGTCAACTGTCGTGTATGAAGTAACGCGCGAAC